GTTTCTACTTCGGGCAGTGCTACGTCATCAGGCATGGTATTCTCCACGATGGCCTATTGCGCTTGGTTCCCCTGCTGGCCGGCAGAGGAAGCGGTGTCGTTCTCTTGAATGTCTTGCTGCACGTCCGCCGTTAGGGCGGGCGGTGGTTGCATTGCCTGAAGCTGCAGGGCAATCCAGCTCTTGAGCTCTTCGACATCCATCTTGCTGGAGTTGTTCATCCTGGCAATCTCGATGTCCTTCTTCGCCTTGATTACCTCAACCCGCTCCCCGGAGGCTGCCTCCTGAAGTTGCTTCTCGAGCTCCTGGATATGCTGTGTGGCCTGATCCATCATTTGCTTGACTTCCGGCGGCAAGTCTTGGCCTTGCCCGTCTTCGGCAAGGAATTCGGGTGGAATGGTCTTGCGAATTCGGTCGGCGATAGTCTGAGCCCCCGGCCAGTCCATGGACTTGACCACTTCATCGCCCGCCACGTCCATTAGCTTCGGCCAATTGCCGCTGAGCTCCATCATTGCTGATCTTGACTCGTCCCGCAGGGTGGAGAAGCTTGGGCCGGCCTGTACCGTTACATCGTACTTGCCCACCGTGACGTCATTGATCACCTGTTGGACTGCTTGAATGGTTCCTTGTTCGTCTTGGGTCAGTTCAGGAGTACCGGGCTGGTTGATCTTCGCATGGCCCACCTTATCGTCTTTCCCGATGACCCGAACGATTCGCGGCCCCGAGTACACCTTGGGGATCATGTTCACCAAACAACGTCCGGCGTGGCGTACCGTCCTGCTCAGGTTGTCGATATAGTGAAAGTTGGAAAGGTCGCCCTGTTTCTTGCGCGAGTTGATCGCCAGCCCGCTCGTTTCATTGCCCCGCGCGCCCAGAGAGGCGTCGTAGATTCCCGTTACCGCCTTGATTTCGTCCGAGGCGTGCATTGCCATTTGGAGTACGCCCTGAGGAACGTCCGCCATAGGTTGGCGAGCAGGCGGGGGAGCGAGTACCCCGTTAACGGTCTTGGGCTTGTACTCCAAATAGGAGAAGGTTCGAACATTGGCCTGTCTCCATTCCTCTTCGTGGCCTGCGAACTGCCCCTCAGCCCCGATGTAGGGGGTCTTGGGCCGCATGCTCACTTCCTCAGTGGCCGACGTCATCCAGAAGTCGTACATCATGGCCGAGTCTTTGGAGTCGCGGATGATGCCTGAGTAGGTAACCTTTCCGTCGATATCCACCTCGGTGCCGATCACCAAAAACACGGGAATATACGAGCAGGGGATTTCCGTTTCGTCCAGGACGTCCAGGAGGCGTGGTTCATACTTGATGGGGTTGGCTTTGCCGGGCACTTTATCATCGAACCCGGCCATTTTCCTCCACATCACTTTGCGCTTGAACGAGGGGCGTTCCTGGAGAACCAACACCCCCTCAGGGAGCTCGATCAGGTCGCTCTTGAACCCCACTTCCCCGTTGGTCAGCTTCAGCAGGGTGTCGGGGGTTTCCTCTATGCTGTAGTACTCGAGAACGAGCACCAGCTTATCCTCGTCATCGTCGTTGATGGCGGTCTGAACGGACTCCGCTTTGGGATAGTCGCGCTTGAGCTCTCGCCGGGACATACTGGTCTCGACAAAACAGTATTGCATGTCGCTACCATCGGGGTTTTTGGTGGACGGGTCGATGTGGACTGAGAAGACATTGCGAATTCTGTCGAATTTGATCACCTGATCGAACGAGTCCGGGGCCTCATAATCAGTGATCAGCCGGAAATACCCGAATCCCACAGCCGCCGCAGAATGGACGGACGTGTCGTAGCAGATGTCCGCATTGCTGGCGTACTCGATGTGACGAATCATCCCCTCCAGCACTTCGGACAGCTTGGGGTCCGCCGCGTCATCCACCGGGTGAACGTGAATGCTCGGGCGGTTCTGGCGTTGATCGTTGGTGATCTGCCGCAAGAACGCCGGATGCTTGTTGATGGTCAGGCAGGGGCGCTTCTCGATGGTACGCTGACGCTTGGAATCCTCGGGCCAGTGCTCGCCCTTGAGGAACTTCAAATCGCTGCGAGCGTCGTTGAAGTTGTCATTCTCGGCGGTGCGGCAAATCCCAAGCCGTTTTTCGGCTTGTTTGAGGAGATCGTCGTCTTTGTCGCTCATCGTTGGGTACCGTTCAACTGCAGCAATTGATTCAGGGCGATGCCACCAGCGGTTCCGCCAGCAATAAGCCCAAGGAGTCTCGGGTCGGCGTATCCCAGCAAATCAGGGTCACCTCGTTTGGCCGGGTCGAACGCCGCAAACCGGGAGCGGATATTCTGCGGAGGGACCATGTGACTGGTGCTGCCAATGTCTTCCCAATCATTAACATACGGCGCATTACTATGTTTGCTAGCAAACTTTTTGCGGATAGCCTTTATTTCCCCCTTCGGCAACATGTCACGAAGCACGTTGTCGAGCCCAATTACTGGGAATGAAGAAACCTCACTGGGAGGACGAGCCATCCTCAACAGGTTGTCCATCATTTCTGATTCCCACAAAGGGTTCCCATCGGGGGTTGTCATGGGCCGATCATTGACAAACTTTACCGGATATGTGGCCCCTCCGATTCTTCTCCCCGGACCTTGGGTATCACCGAATCTAAGGCGAGCCGCCTCTTTAGTTCCGACGTGGGTGCCCACAAAATCCAGATCGCTTGCCCCCCAATCTTGTATCATTGACTTATAGCCAATGGGATTCTTCAACGGGTCCAATTCGCTCACTTCGTCTTTGGCCCTGCTGTAATGGTACCCTTCCCCATTAAATCCCATGACGGCAGCCCTTTCCCCCGCCGTGTTATCCGGTCGAAGCCCCAGACCGCCCTCACTGACTGGTTTGGCAGCATTGCGCTGGGCCGTCAGAAATGCCAGGGCCCTTTCTTCCGGGTTATGCGACAACCCGGACTTCCCAGCAGACTTTATTGCGCTCATTAGGACGGCACCTTTGCCCGCCAAAGCCGCCAGTTTCGTCCCGATACCGGTAGGGAGCCATTCTTCCGGCGCAACGTGCCCCAGGCCCGGTTCGGGAAGACCGGACCGGATATCCCACTCTGGCTCCTTGGGGGCCGGGGGAATGTTGCGAAGTCTTTCAGGAATCCTGTTATGATCCACAACATCGTTGTAGGACACCTTCCTGCTGTCGCGCAACAAATCCAGGAGGGTCGGCATCTAGCTCACCACTCTTGACACTGCTTTTGGCAGCCTGACCATCAGGATTGGGTCTTCCTGAAACTTCAAGAACCCGAACTTGGAGTACCATTCTTCCAGCCATTTCGTGTCAGCCTGAAGAATGAGAGCGCCGCCGACATCATCAAAGTCACTGCAAACCTTTTCAATGATCGCACGCCCCCTCCCTTCCCCCCGGATGCCGGGTTTAACGAACACCGAACTGATTTCAGCCACGAGGCCCTGAATGGCAACCGGCAGGGCCCTGCACTTACCGACCACCAGGGAGGCCCCGTTCATCTCCAACAGGAATTCTCTCTCAGTTTTCATGACATCCACGCGTGACCACCGGGGGCGATGTGTGAATCTTCTTCGGGTTCTTTGTTGAATGGCTCGGTGATCATGATTTCCGAAGCCGTCATGGACAGATAGCGGGTGCAGTCCATCAAGTGGTCATTGACTTTTACCACCTGTCCTTTTTCGTCTCTGCGGTAAAGCCGGAATTCCGAGAGCCAGTTCGATAGGCTCTTGGATACTTTCATCTTCCCGTACGACAGCCACTGCCATACGTTGTATATTCCGGCTTCCTTGGCGTTGATGGCGGTGACCAGGGGGAGACCTAAATCGACATATTGCTGCATCAGCTGCTCGCCGTCCCTCTGCGACCGGCCTCTGGCAGCTGGGTCGATGCACCCCGGAATCCATTTCCCGCGCCCCTTGATGGCTTCGGCGTGGACGGCGGGTTCTGCATGCGATCTGTAATGCTCGCTGTACAGATAAATCGTGTCGGAATCCCTGTCGTGGGCTCCCCAGATCGCCGCCGTCCTGTTCCAGCCGACGTCCAGTGCAAACCCTCGAGGCCAGTGTTTGGGGATGGCGAAGTCCGGAACGATGATTTCGCTTTCCTGCACCGGGTAGATGGCCCCGGACCCCAGCTGAGGAATCCCCCTGGACCGGGAATCTCTTTGAAACGACGGAATCGACTCCAGGAGTTGTTTTTTGGACGACTCGGTGAGGTGAGGAACGTCGTCCCAGCTGGCCATGACGGAAAACTTCGAGGAGGACTCGTCAATTTCCGGGTCGACGTCGGACATCTTTCCGCCCGGAAGGAACGACAGGACCACCTCCGACATTCCCATCAGGGGGGTGAAGGTAAGCATCACCAGCCCATTGTTGGTCATCGTCCGCATCAGGCACTCGGTGTACACGTCGAGGGGCGGCTCCTCGTCCAGCAGAATCACGTCCTGCTCCGTCCCCTGGAACGCTTCCCTTCTCTGGTCGTAGGACTTCAGAGTAAGCCTCGAAACGCCCCCATGAATGTGCTTGACCATGATGATTTCGACGGCATCGGCAATCCCGGCCTTGTTCATGACCTTTACGATGCTCGTCTTGGGGATCAGGCCCGTCCCCATATCCCCCAGGGGGCCTAGGAGCTTTTCTTGGAGGATATCTCGAACAGTCTTTCCGGTATCACCAGCCGCCCATGCCTTGATGGGCCTGTTAAACCGTCTTCCGGTCCACCAGGATGGGTATTCGCCGGTCAGGTGGAGTACCAACTCGTATCCCCCGACCCCTTCCGTTTTCCCAACCCGGTTCGCGGCCATCATCATGCGCTCGCGATATCTCGAACCGGCCTCGAAGAATTTCAAATGCTTCGGGTAAAGCTCTCTGCGCAGGGGGCCGGTGTCCGGGTAATACGTTCCTATCTTCCGTTCTCTGGCACGACGGTACCTCTCCGCTACGGCGGCAGCAAGGGCTTCTCTGGAAACCATAGCCGTCATTTGAGGGGCTCCGTTACTTCGGACAGGGGTTCTTGGGTGGTTTCGGAAGTGGGTAAGGCTTCTTTGGGAACTTCACTGATCGTCCCTTCCATTGGGAAAGTATGTAGCTTGGCCTTGATGAACTCGTCCAGCTGCTCGTCGGACATCCCAGTGAATTCAGCGCCGGTGTTGACAGTCACCGAAACCCCGCTGGCCTTTTTCGGGGCCACGTACTCGAGAATTTTCATTGCTACGGACGGGGAGAACTGCCTCACGAACACTTGCTCGCCCCTCGAGTCCAGGGCGGGGGTATCTTCGTCGCCCATGACCATCGGGAAGAGCCTCAGAATTTGCGCCTTGACCCATTTCTCGTTCAGGAAATCGATCGAATCGATGTCTTCTTGGACTTCCAGAATGGCCTTCCGGACGTTCGGAATAGCCATCATCTTCTTTGCTTGGGCAGCGGATATGCCAGTTTCCCTCACGGTGGCCGACAAATTGTATCCGGATTCCACATAGCACATCACGAGCGCCCTCTCCCGATCCGAGAGGGTCTCAAACGATTTCCGGGGGATGGCGGGAAGGTCGCTCATTACTGTTCGAATTGTCTTTTCAGGTCTTCGACCATCTGGGAATACTCGGGTTTCGGTTTCGAGTTGGCATGCCCTTTGATTTGGGAAATTTTATAGACACCGTCGGGGCCTCGAACGACTTCAACAGTGACAGCGGGCTTTCCGGTGGGGGTTCTCAAGGAAAAGATTTTTGCCTCCCCCGACTCGATAGCAGGGAAACCCCCGGCCCCGTACATGGCGTGCCCACCCAGGCCCAACTCAGGGGGCTCATATCCTCTGACGGAATGCCTCATAGCATCGGACTCATCCGCAAATTGACCGGGCCTATTCAGTTGAACCCATTTATGGCCGGTATCGGGGTACTCCTTAAACACGTCAGGGGCCATTTTGGTATTGGCTATGTCCTTCCTGACTTTGTCGGCATATCTTACTGCTGCCTCCACGGTAAAGTTGCCCCGGCTAACCGATGCCGGGTCTATGTCGCCCTTCCTGATCCCACTGCTGATTTTGTCCACCAACCCATAAAAATCGGGGTCCCCCTTGGGGTAACCTATCTCATCTTTATAAGAATACACCGTGTCCCCGTATTCGTTTTTCTTTATCGCATTTACCCTGGAGTCCGCCATCCTTTCCCAAATTTTACCGAGCTTCGTCGACGCCGTTTCTTTGGCAGGAAAGCCTTGCCGTTCTCTTAGCAGGGGCAATCCGGGGCCAACCCCCGGCAGGGATTTGGTCATGCTTTCCGGCAGATGAGTGATCCCTTGCTCTGCAAGTGCACGAATCGGGTCCCCTTCAGTGGCCATGTCCCTGGTAATGTAATTTGCTAACGGCCCCCTTCTCCACCTCTCGATCGCTGACGACGGGTCCTTCTGCAAGAAGGGTAAATAACTTGGGTCGTCGATGTGCCGGTTCGCCGCCGTGTATAGATGGCTTGTATGCCTCTTCCAGGGGTCATCTGGGAGGCTGTCGTGATACGCCTTCATTTCGGCAATTTGTTCCAGGGTGGCCCTGTCCTGAATCATTTTAATAGTCGATTCCGGGACCACTCTGACCTCCCGGATGGGATGTCCGGCGAAGAAAGGGAGACTGTTCTTGCCCCAGACCCCGCCTTTGTTTTTCATGATACCGGCTGCCAGGGGGGCTATGCCGCCTTTCGCTAAAGCGGCAAGCTTCATGCCGGCACCAGGAGGCAACCATTCTTCAGGAGTAACTTGTTCCAATCCCGGCTCCGGCAGACCAGACCGGATATCCCATTCCGGTTTAACAGGAGCGGGTGGGAGATTTCTCATACGCTGCGGGGTCGTATTGATGGCCCCAGAGGTGATGCCGAACAGATCGGAAAGAGTAGGCATTACACCCCCAGGGCGGCCCTGACAGGGGCGGCAGTTTCACGAAGTTTGGCCTTCGGCAGCGGCTTGTCGCCGTCGACCAGTTTCAGGATGGAGGAAACCAGCAATTCTTCCCTTTCCTGTATCAGCCCAGCACAGCGGAGACGGTAGTTAAGCATAATCGTGCGCGCACTGATTGCGTGTTCGTCATACCCGACAGGAAGGGGGTATTCCCAGAACCGCTTTGCCATTTCCGATCTCCATTTGACTATTATACCACAACCAGGGGCGGCTGTCAATTGGAAATAGTAGGTAATATCGAGGGCTGCTGGGCTCGGTGATTAAGGTTACCGGGCCCGATGATTAAGGTTACCGCCCTTCGCTAAAATGCCAGAGGAGGCCAGAGCGAGGACGAAACCACATGTACGTACGCCGGCTTTTGTTTTTCCACGGGTACCCCTACCCCTGCCATATGTCTTATTCCCCATGTCGATTGCATGCCCGTCCTATGTTACCGTCATTCGTTACATACCCGATCGTCATATGTTGTTTATCCGATCGTCATATGCTGTTTATCCTCCCGTCATGTTTATGTCGTCGTCATTCTTTGCCCTCGCGCAGGGTCGGTGGTATTGATATAGCCACCAGGGGCCGCTGGTCAGGGAAGTACCACGACGTGTCAGGAAGACATATGGCCGTGGAACATGGCGTGGAACAGACGACGGGCGGCCAGGGTCGGTGTAACACGGTTTCAATGGCGGGCGGGCGGGCGGGCGGTGGTGCCGGGCGGGCGGGCGGTGGCCAGGGAGGTACCACGACGCCAGCCGGGGGCCCATCGCCGGGGCCAGTCGACCCCGATCCGCCCGCGTTCGACCGTCGTCATCCGGTCTCAGTCCAGGAACCCGCGCGCGAGTCCAGGGGCTGGGGCCGAATGGAGTTAGATTAGGTCCAGATTCTAATGACCCCCTCGCGTTTCCGGAGGGGGGATTGAAATCGTACCCCCCGGAAGCAGGAGTGGTACCTGTCTCGATGGAGGTCTGATTACTATCGAGACGGTACCCACTCTGCTCCCGTCCTGTGGCGGACCGATACTCCGGAGGAAATAGAGATACTATCTGTCACATATCGAGTGCCCGGCGCCCGTCGTCCGGGGCCCCTGGCCATATCGAGATAATAGTAATCCCCCCAACGACGCGAGTGAGTATCCACTCTTGCGAAAGCGATAGGTGACTAAGGAGGTTTATTATCGAGCTCCTGGCCCCTCTCTAATTCTCAGTAATCGAATGGGGAGGGCCGACTAAGAGATAGTAACTCCTGCTCGAGTACTGAGGGTCGAGTACGGGGAGGTATGGGGATTTACAGAAAGGAGAGTCTATCATCCCCCTTTATAGCCCCATAAAAAAGTCTGATGGTTGCAACCCAGCAAGATACTTGACAGCCCCTGGTGCCCGTGGTATAATGTGCCTATGGTCGATCGCCGACCTGGCCCCGGATTCCCCGCCGCCAAACCCACCGGAGACTCACATGAAATCTGCTACCAAATCCACCAAATCCGCCCCCGAATTTAAGGTCGGTGATCACGTCGTCGCCACCACTGGTGCCACCGACAACTGCCCGGCAACCGGCGTCATCTGCAACGTCGGCAAGGGTTGGTTCGTGATCACCCTGGACCAGCCCGAGGCTTTCCCAGCCGTCAAATCCGGCAAGATCAGCGCCCGCGCTGGTTCCATGGCGATTTACGAGCCTAAGGTCGAGCCCATCGTTTCGATTGAGGATGAGGATCGCGATGAGGATGACGAC